ATATTGGTTACTATAATAAAAATAAATAAGATGTATTCCATTACAAAAAGATACTCAAGCAGATTGTTGGAGGAACATGAGTTTTTTTGATTCTGATCTTGTTCGTGCAGAGATGGCTGAAATCTCTGATCTTCAAGAAGATGTATACAGAAATGTATTTGAATTTCCTCGTATGAGTAAAGAGGAAAAGTTATTTCATGTTTCTCTTTTAGAAAAACTGTTAAACAAACAACAGATTCTCTATACTCGTCTGAAACTTTCTGATGATCCTGAGGCCATTAGGATGAAAGAAAGAATCAAAGAGTCTGCATCCATGATGGGACTCCCAGATAATGTTGATATGAATGTTATTTTTAACAACATGTCACAACTGCTGGAAACCATGAAGGAACGTATTGACAAGACGGGTTCCGACCTGTAAAATAAATTTTATATTTGGATGTAAAAAATCATAATAAAATTTATGAAAAAATACTTTTATGTTTATTATTCATATGAAGAATTTGGTTTGGGGTATATAGGAAGTAGAATATGTGATTGTGTTCCTGAGGAGGATATAAAATATTTTGGAAGTTTTAGAGATAAAACATTCTATCCAACTAATAAAATAATATTAGAAAATTTTAATAATAACATTGACATGTTAAAAGCAGAAGTACTTCTTCATGATTTTTATCAAGTTGATATAAATCCCCATTTTGCAAATAAAGCAAAACAAACTTCTGATAAATTTTTTTATCGTTGTTTTGGTGATGAAAATCCTTCTAAGAGAGATGATGTAAGGGGGAAAATAAGAGACTCTAAGTTGGGAAATAATAATCCAGCAAAAAGACCAGAAGTTAGGGAAAAATTAAAAGAAGCAAGAAGTAAAAGAATAACCACAGAAGAAACTAAAAGAAAAATGAGTGAATCTCATAAAGGACAACCTGGAACTTATGGGATGAAAGGAAAAAAACATAGTGAGGAAACAAAGCAAAAAATGAGAGAATATTGGAATAAAACGAGAGAAGAAAAATCAAGGGCTTGACAACCCTTTCTATCACAGGTAGAATAAAGTCGTCCAAAGGCCAAATCTAATTAACAAAAAGGTAATCTAATGTCATTCGAAAATCTTAAAAAGCAATCTAAACTCGGATCTCTCACAGAAAAATTGGTAAAAGAGGTTGAAAAAATTGGGTCATCATCTGGTAACGGTGTTGATGATCGTTTTTGGAAACCAACTATGGATAAAACAAATGTAGGTTCTGCAATCATTCGTTTTCTTCCTGCACCTGAAGGTGAAGAACTTCCCTGGGTTAAAATGTATTCACATGCTTTTCAGGGACTTGGTGGATCTTGGTACATCGAGAACTCTCTGACTACTATTGGTCAGAAAGATCCTGTATCAGAACACAATCGTGAACTCTGGAACAGTGGTAGTGAAAAGGACAAAGAAACTGTTCGTAAGCAGAAGCGTAAACTGTCTTACTACAGCAACATCTATGTGATCAAGGATCCTGCTCATCCTGAGAACGAAGGTAAAGTCTTCCTGTTCAAGTTCGGCAAGAAGATCTTTGATAAGATCCTGAATGCAATGCAACCTGAGTTTGAAGATGAAGAACCCATCAACCCCTTTGACTTCTGGGGTGGTGCTAACTTCCGTCTGAAGATTCGTAAGGTTGAAGGATACTGGAACTACGACAAGTCTGAGTTTGATTCTCCCTCAGCACTGCTGGATGACGATGATGCTCTGGAAGCACTGTGGAAGAAAGAGTATTCACTTTCTGCTATCGTTGCTCCTGATCAATTCAAGTCCTATGAGGATCTGGAGAAGCGTCTGAAGTATGTTCTGGGTCAGAAGTCTGCTCGTGCTGCTGTTCAAGAACAGGAAGATGATTATGATTCTTATGCACAAACTCCTTCCAAGGAAGAGAGTGTGATTGCTGAACTGGAACAATCTTATGCTCGCAGTAAGTCTCCTTCACTTCCGAAGATTGAGACTTCTGATGAAGATGAGGATGATGCTCTGAGTTATTTCCAAAAATTGGCTGAAGATTGATTATTCAAACAATCTAATATTTTCTCCTCTCTTCAAGGTGGCATTCACATATTGACTGCCACCTTTTTTATATGGCATAATATCATCAAGATCATTAAAGATTACGTTTAAGTATCTTGGTTTAAGAGTAAAAATATTTCTTCTTTCTTCTTGAATCTGAAGTTCGTATTCGTGATTAGTTACTGTGGTAACAAATGAAGTTGATGGAACATACACAGAGTATCCAAGACCAGCATCCCAAAACTCATAGTAATAAGAGTTTGCCGTGACTGTAGAGGTTTCTGGTACTAAGAATAGTGCTTCTTCTTTTCTTGGATCTGATAATGTTGGTGATGCAATAAGTGGAGTAAATGGAAGTTCATATCTAAAACCAGTTACAACATTTCCACTTCGGGCAAGAATTTCCGTTACAACTTGTCTTCCATTATATTGATTCTCAGTTACATTATTAATCGCAACTTGATCACCAATCTCCAGTCCAGGAATACCATTTACAAGATATACGGTAACAGTTGATTTACAGAATCACCTGATGAGATAACAGCAATCTGTGAGTTGACAATCTCTACAAAGTTTCCATTCGTTTTCCAAGTCGGTGAAATTCTAAGACCACTTCTCAGAACTATTCTTCCATTCGAATCTCTGATCTCTTCTGTTTCATAGTGATGAATACCAGAGTAAAGATTTTCATATGATCCATACTTCTCAAGCATTACTTGATCAAAAGTTGCCTGAGTCATAGGCCATTCTGATTGAATATTCAGAATGTTATTGGAAAGAAGAACTACCCAGTCAAGAGTTGAGTCTCCATAAAGTTTGAATGCAACATTATCTGGTCTTTCATCTCCAATAATATTATACTTTGTAAAAAAGTTAAGATTTCCAAAGATATCTTCTCTTAACTTTCCTCTCTTAAAAAGATTTTTGACAGCAACATAGTCGGAGATGTTTTGCTCTCCTGCATTTCTGCTGACATATTCGAAGTTAGGAACTTGTCTGAAGTAAGGTTTTGCCATTTTTAGTAACCCATTACACTGGATGCTTCTATTTGATCTTCTTTGTAGATTGGCTCCAATTCGGAGAATTGCATAGAAACATTATAAGATGTCATAGAACCATCTTCAAAAGTCATATAAGATCCATCTGGAGTATAGTCAACAGAAAGATTTGTTAGAGCACATAATTTAATTTTATTTAAAAATGGATGTTGCTCTTTTGTTCTTCCGAAAAAATATTTCAATTCAAATACATTAGGACTTGTCAAAAACAATTGATTACCGGTTCTATCAATTGACATTTCAGTTTTTAAAGTTTTAATAATATTTTTTACAACTATACTTTCATCAGGATCTCTTGGAGTAAATCTATAATTATATTGGAAAGTTCTCAGGGTTGGTCCTTGGAAAAGAAGTTCCAGATTATTATTTAATACTGCACCCGTTTGTCTTCCTATTAAATTTACACCTCCAGCAGCTTGACCCGCAAAATATGCTCTAACATAGTTTGGTAAACCAGATGCTGATGCGACATCTTGTGCAAAATCTTTTACATCACCAGCAAATTGTGTGAGAGCTTGTTTAAATTGAGTAGCACCTAAATTTTGAATTGCATTATATGCAGCACTTGCAACTCTTGCTTGGAATGGATTCAACTCATCTTGATTCCAAGAAACTGCGTTGTTATCGGATATTGATGGTTGCATAGGAAGCCATATTGTGGTTCCTCTTTCAGTCATTCTTTTACCAACGGGAGTTGTTGCAAATGTTCCTGTTCCAGGTAATCCTCCTGAAACATACTTAATTGAAGTAACTTGAAGATAATCCAACGTATCCGGTCTTGATAGTGGATATACTAAAACTCCACTTGATGGTGATTTTGGATCTGTTTCTGGGGTATTTGGATCTGTTGGAGTAGATCCTCCGGGTGCTCCAGGTTGATTTGGATCAGTTGGTGATGTATTTGGTGGTGGTGTTGATGTTATTTGTTGTTTTAAATTATTATCATTTCCGATTTCTTGAGCCTGAGTAAGATTTCCATTAGCAGTTTCTAGACCTGGCGGAACTGGTAGGTAATTCCAAGTTCCATCTGATTGTTTTTCATAATAAGATACCTGCACATAATATTTTCCATTTTCTACAC